CAAAGCGTGGAAAGCCGAGCACCGCAAGGTGCACATGATCGAGGTCGAGGACGACGGCGACCTGTTCGTCGGGTATTTCCGCCGCCCGAGCATCGAAACCATGTCGGCGGTAAACTCGCTCGCCAAAAAGGACGAGATCAAGAGCACGATAACCCTGTTCGAGAACTGCTGGCTCGGCGGTGATCCGGTTATGAAAACCGACATGCTGGTACGCATGGGCGCGATCCGCCAGCTCGGGGAACTGTTCAACAGTGTAACCAGCCGCTTAAAAAACGTGTAGAGGCGTACCAGTTAAGCGATAACGACGACGAGCAGTATATCGCCAAAGGGTGCGCCCTTATCCGGGCGAATTTCCATATCGACCCGCGCGAGCTCACCGAGGAGGAGTGGGCGCAGCGGTTTTCGGAGGCGGTATGGATCGAGGGAACGCGATTAACCAACCTTGCCAAGATTTTAGCAAAACTTTTCGAGACATCGGACAATGAGTGAGTACGCCTTTAATTATTCGTTCAACATCACCGGGGACGCCTCCACCGTAGCGCAACAGATTACGGGGGACGTCACCGTGTTGAACAATACCGTCAAACAGGCGTCGGGGCTTTGGGATTCGTTTGCCGGAAAGGTCGTCGCGTTCAACCAGCTTTCGCAGTTTGTCGAGGGGTTCTCGCGCACGGTGGACGAGACGCTCGCCCCGGGTGCCGCCCTCAATGCCTCGCTCGCCGACCTGTCGGCAATTTCGGGCGAGACGGGCGAGAGCCTGCGGACGATCGAGCGATACGCGCGTGATGCGGCAAAGACGTTCGGCGGTTCTGCGGCGCAGAGTGTCGAATCGTACAAACTGCTGCTCTCGCAGCTCTCCCCGGAGCTCGCCAAAACCCCGGACGCCCTTAAAGCTATGGGGGACAATATCGCCGTGTTGAGCAAGACAATGGGCGGGGACGCGAAAGCCGCCGCTGAGGTGCTCACTACGGCGATGAACCAGTACGGGGTCTCGCTTGCCGATCCTATGGAGGCGAGCCGCAAAATGGCGCAGATGATGAACGTCATGGCAGCGGCGGGACAGGCAGGTTCCGCCGAGCTGCCGACGATCAAAGTCGCGCTCGAGCAATGCGGTATGGCTGCAAAGGCTGCGGGCGTCTCGTTCGAGGAGACGAACGCCGCGATACAGGTGCTCGACAAGGCGGGCAAAAAGGGAGCCGAGGGCGGTGTCGCCCTGCGAAACGTCATGTCGATACTCTCGACGGGGCGTTTCCTGCCGAAAGACGTCAAAGAGGAACTCACGGCGGCGGGCGTGGATATAAACGCCCTCACGGACAAATCGAAAACCCTCACGGAACGTTTGCAGCCCCTTAAAACCGTTCTCAACGATACGGCTTTGTTTACAAAGCTGTTCGGGCGCGAGAACAGCAACGCGGCAATGGCTCTCGTGCAGGGCATCGACGAGGTGAACCGATACACGGACGTCATTTCCGGGACAAACACGGCATTCGATCAGGCGGGTATCATCATGGAATCGTACAACGAGAAGAAAGCCCGGGTGCAAGCCCGGTTCGACGATTTCCGCATTTCGGTGTTCAACGCGACGGGGGATTTCGGCATTTGGGTCGAGACGGTGGCGGGTTCGCTCGTCCCGCTCTCGCAGCTTATGCCGCTTATTATGGGCGTCGGCAAGGCTATGACGCTGGTAAAGAGCATCAATTTCGCGGGCGTGTTCTCGTCCCTCTCGCGCATGGTGACGGTCGCGCGTTACCAGTTGCTTTTTATGAACGCCGAACTCCGCACTGGGCAAATGGTATCTGTCGGGTTCCTCGGGAACATCACCCGGGCGACCGCCGCCGTCGTGCGTTTCGCAACGGTGGGGCTGCTCTCGGGCGTAAAGGCTCTCGGGGCGTGGGTTCTCTCCCTTGTCACGGGCGGCGCGGCGTCGGCAACGTTCGCGGGCATCGCCTCGGGAGCTTTCGCCACGTTCAAGGTCGCGGCGGTCTCGGCGTGCCGGGCTGTGGGTATCGCTATTATGAACATCCCGATCGTCGGCTGGATCGCCGCCGCGATCGCGGGGCTTATCGCGCTGGGCGTCTATTTTTGGAATACCTCGGCGAAATTCCGTGCCGTGCTTAAAGGTCTCGGCGCGGCGTTCGTCGCCACGTTCAAGGGTATTTGGAACTTGGCTAAAACCGTGTTCGGGTCTATCGGCGACCTTATCAAGGCGGCGTTTTCGCTCGACGGCAAGGGTATCAAGGAGGCGATCAATCGGTTAAAAGGCGGGTTCTCGGAGTTCGGCAGCAGCGTCGGCAAGGCGTTCAATGACGCCTACGAGGGCGAAATGGCGCGCAGCAAGGCGGAGCAGGAAGCCAAGAAGAAAGCGGAGGCGGGCGAAACGGGCGATCCGGTCGTCGTCGCCCCGGATTCGGGCGGCGGGTCTATTTCGGCAGGGCTGGCAGGCATCGGCGGCAGCCCCGACAAGGCGGATAAAATCAAAAACATCAACGTCACGATCGAGAAGTTGATCGACAAGTTCGAGATACACACGACCAACATGCACGAGGACATCGGCAAGGTCAAGGAAATGGTCGCGGAGGCTCTGACCGGGGCGGTGAACGACGTAAACTATGCAATGTAATGAGCGGATTGTCCCCTATAAGTTTTGAGTTCGTGGCGGCAGGCGTCGCCCGCCGCGCACGTGTCGCCCTTGCGCGCCTTGTCCCCTCGCGGGTGAACAAGGAGGCTCCCTCGTGGGAGGGGCACGGCGGGGCACCCGAGGGTGCGGAGGTCGCCACGCCGATCACCGAGCGGACGTTTTGGGAGAGCCGTTACGTGCTTACGGAGCTGACCTTGTGCAAGGAGGACGGCGAAACGCTGGTCGTGAACGATGCGGTCGTCACCGTCACGCAGGAGAAACACATCGTCCGCACGACGCTCGTCGGGTTGAACGGTACGATTAAGGAGTATATCTGCAACGGGGACTATGACATCAGTATAAGCGTCGGTATCGTCGCGGTGGATTCCGACGGGCAGATCGTGGACGAATACCCGGAGGAGGGCATCCGCAAGGTGCGGGAGTTCTTGGACGAGAACAAGGCAGTCGAGGTGACGAGCGTGTTCCTGTCGATCTTCGGCATCGGGCGTATGGTCGTCACGCGGTTCTCGCTCAAACAAGAAACGGCGTCGAACCGTCAGACGATCGAGGTGCGGGCACTTTCGGACGAGGACTATGTAATCAAGAGCACCGAGTATTAAATGGCATTTGAAAAGCAATTGAGTAGTGTTTAGGCTAACGGCAAAAATAGAGATCAGAAGCGCGAAAACGTGGGTTTTCGATAAGGTCGCCTCGGTGGAGATCACCCGCGACATCGAGACGCTCACGGACACGTGCGTTTTGCAGTTGCCTAAAAAAGTGAAATGGCAGGACGAAAGCACGATCCCGATAGGGCGCGGCGACGAGGTGACGGTGTGGCTGGGGTATGACGGCGACCTGCAATTCGCATTCCGGGGTTTCATCACGACGCTCGGGCTGAAAACCCCGACGACGATCACCTGCGAGGATTACATGTTCCGCCTCAAACAGCGTGAGGCAAAGAAGCTCGCCTACAAGAACGCCACGATCGGGCAGATCCTCAAAGACCAAGAGCTCGGCATCGGGTACAAGGTTTTCGGGGAGCAGTCGATCGGACAGTACCGAGTGACGGCGGACACGTTGAGCGCGCTTTTGGGGCAGTTGAAAGATCACGGCGGCGTGCGGTCGTTTATCCGCATCGAGGACGACGAGCCCGTGTTATACTCAGGCGTGCTGTTCAAGCGCGGCAAGACCCCGAAACAGGTATTTGCAACGGGGTTGAACCTTATCGACGACACGCAGCTCAAAGTGCAGAATGCCGCCGACGTGAAAATCAAGGTCAAGGCGGTTTCGCTTATGCCAAACAACAAGAAAATCCGGGTCGAGGTGGGCGATACGGACGGGGAAACCCGGACGCTGCATACCTACAACAAGCAGGAGGCGGAGTTAAAGGCGTGGGCGAAACAGGAACTCGAGCGGTTGAAACGTGACGGTCTCGTGGGCTCATTCACGACGTTCGGCGCGGAGCTGGTCGATAAGCTCGACAACGTGGGTATCAAGATCGACGGCGAGCGCAAAGGTGTCTATCAAGTACAGAAGAACGTGATAAAATACTCCCCGAGCGGTTTCCGGCAGGAAATCACCCTCGGGGCGAAAGTGGCAGAATGACGATACAGGAAGCAATCCGGAAAATGGCGGCGGCAGGCACGGAACCGTACTGCAAGGTTTGCACGGTCGATGCGGTGGACGAGGACGCCCGCACGGTGGACTGCACCCCGCTCGACGAGGGCGCGCCCCTTTTGGGCGTCAGCCTTCAGGCTAACCAAGAGTGTGGGGATGGCGTCGTGCTGTTCCCTGCGGTCGGCAGCTACGTCGTCGTGTCGTTTCTCGGGGCGTCGGTGGCGGTGGTCATCCTCGCGGAGAAAGTCGATAAAATCGACCTCAAAATCGGGGACACCACAACGGAGATCGTGGACGGGCAGGTCGATATTGCCGTCCGTGACACGACGGTAAAGATCAGTCCCGAGGGCGTTGTCATCAACGGCGGCGGTTTGGGCGGTATGGTGAAGATCGAGCAGCTCACACAGAAACTCAACGACTTTATCGCGGCGTTCAACAGCCACACGCACGAGATTCCGGCGGGTTCCGTTGCGGTGACGGGCAGCGCGACGGCGCAGGCAAACCCCGCTCCGGTCGCGGTTCCGGCAATAACGAGCCAGCACCCGAGCGTCGCGGTATCGGATTACGAGGACGAGAAAGTAAAACATTGATCGAATGGTTGGAATGTTAATAGACCCGGACACGGGCGATTTGCAGGTCAAGGACGGCACGCTGGCACTCGGGGACAATACCGGACAGATTGCCGAATGCGTGCTTTTGGCAGCCCGGGGCGAGTTGAAAGAACACCCGCTCGTGGGCGCGGAGATTACCAAGCTGGCAAACGGTAATGGTGATCCGCTTTGGAGCAACAACGCGAAACAGATGCTCCAAGCGTGCGGCGTTCCGGTTTCGCGCGTTTCGATCGACGACAACCGCATAACGATAGAGTGATGAACAAGGTAAAACCCCTCGACAGGCAGAGCCTTATCGACGTCGCGCTGCAAACGAGCGGCGGCGTGGAAGGTGCCCTCGGCATGTCGATCAAAAACGACATCCCGGTATCGGGAGAGCTCGCCCCGGACGTGGAGCTCGAGACCGCCCCGGTGGTCGATAAACTGGTTCTCGGACGTTACGAGGCGCGGGGCATCCGTCCGGCGACCGATATTTCGGCGGAGGACTTGGCGTGCGTGCCCTACGGGGGCATCGGTTTTATGGGGATTGAAATTGATTTTATAGTGAGCTAATGGCGAGGACTATTGCAGAGATCAAAGACGGCATCGCCGGGGATTTCATGCGCAACGAGGACGTGGCGCGTGCCTACGGGTTCAAAGCCGGGGAGAGTTTTACGGCGCATTTCAGCAAGGTGTCGGTGGAGAGCGTGCTGTTCTACATTTTCGCCTGCGCCGCATGGGTCGTGGAGCGCCTGTTCGACGAGCACAAGCGGGAGGTGAACGCGTGCATCGAGGAGATTTTGCCGCACCGTCCCAAGTGGTACCGCGACAAGGTGCTGGACTTTATGAAAAACAAGGTTTTGATCGCCGACACGGACAGGTACGACACGGAGGGCATGAGCGAGGATGACATTGCTGCCGCAAAGGTGGTGAAACATGCCGTAGCGGTGGAGAACGCCGACGCCTCGATTCTGACGATCAAGATCGCCGGGGAAAACAGCGGGGTGCGCGAGCCGTTGGATGCGGAGACGGAGACGCAACTCGCGGCATACATTGCCGAGATCAAGGACGCGGGCGTGCGCATCAACTTAGTGAACATCGACGCGGACACGTTCGACTGCGAGGTCGATATTTACTACGATCCGATGCTGCTTCCAGAGGAGGTCGAGGGCGCGTGCCGCGAGACGGTGCGGACGTATATCGAAAACCTCCCGTTCAACGGCGAATATACGAACATGGCACTCGTGAACGAGTTGCAAAAGGTCGAGGGGGTGAAGATTGTCGAGCTGCGGGGCGCGACGACCTCGGCCAGCGGAGAAACGGTGGTCGTGCCGATCAACGCCCGACATGTCCCCGTCGCCGGATATTTCAAGGCGGGGACGATCACGATAAACAGGTACGTGTATGAGTAAGTACGAGGTAAATATCAAGCGTCTGGCGCTGCTCCTGCTGCCGACGTTCTGGCGTCGTCCGATCCTTGCGACGCTCGCCTATGCGATGGTATCGCCGCTGGGGTACCTGCACACCCGTTTCGTGCTGTTCCGCCGCGATACGGTTTACCGCCTCACCCACAACGGGCAGGTGTGCTACCTGCGGGCGGTACTGAACGATACGTTCGATCCGATCGAGCGTCGCATCACGGTAACGGAAGAAGCGGCGAGCGCGGGTGTGATGATGCTTCGCATGCGTGAGGAGGAGCAGGCGCTCCTGCTGCCGACACGCGAAACGGGCAGGGCATTCATCATCAACCGCCGGGGGTTCGGCGGGATCAACGGATTCGATTTCTGGGTGAACGTCCCGCTCGCGCTATACGACACGATGGACGTATCCCGGCTGCGTGCGATCGTGGGCACGTACAAATTGGCGTCAAAGAGATTTTCGGTAAACTACATTTGAGGATGAAACAGACGATAGGACGGTTCCTTTTGCAACCGAACAAGAATTTTCCGGTCGATTGCGAGACGCTGGAGGCGTTGCAGACCAACATCGCGCTCTTGCAGGTGCTCGGCAACCTTGCCGGAGACAAGGCTGTTTTGCTGGGCTGCGAACCGGAGCAGAACGGCACGCGCCGCAAGGCGGGCTATGTCTTCCTGAAAACAAAGGACTTTCCGGAGGGCGAGGTCATTTACTGGGAGGGCGGCACGGTTTCTGGCGGTATGTACGTGCATCAGGAGATCGTCCCGGTCACGGCGCAGGGCTACGAATTTCCGCAGGCATACACGGTGCGGTCGCTCAAAGCGGGTGTCGGGGCCGAAAATTACAGATGGACGGATTTTTCGGATGCCGCGACGATCCCCGCCTTACAGTCCGAAATCGAGAGCCTGCGCGAAGCGATCGCCAAGATGCGGGGCACACCGCTGGGAATTGTCGAGATGTGGTCGGGAAAGAAAATTCCGGACGACTACGTGTTGTGCGACGGAGCGGCGTTGCGGATCAGCGACTACCCGGAACTTTACGCGGCACTCGGTACGACGTTCAATGCGGCGCCGAATTACAGCGGGATTCGCAACACGACGCAAAGCGGGTTCTTCCGCCTTCCCGACCTGCGCGGCCGTTTCATCGTCGGCTACAACGGTCTCGATGACGAATACAAGCAATACGGCAAAGCGGGTGGTGAGAAGCAGCACACCCTGACGACTTCCGAAATGCCGAGACACGCACACGAGCAGAACCTGTGGGAGGGTGCGAGCGCCGACTGGAGAAGCGGCGGCCGTGATTCGTGGCCGAACGCGACGAGTTGGCACGACCGGACGACCCAATTCGGCACGACAAACAGCGCAGGCGACGGTGCGCCACACGAGAACCGCCCGCCTTATTACGTGCTCGCGTACATCATGCGGGTACGATAACCGACAAACCGATTCAACAATGGCAATAAGAAGCATAGCGCAGTTAAAAGCATGGTTCAAACGTGGCAGCTATCCGACCGAAGCGCAGTTCGCGGACTGGATCGACAGCTTTTTCCACAAAGAGGAGGATAAGGTGCCGATCTCCTCGGTCGATCAGCTTCCGGAGCAGCTCAATAACAAGTACGACGCCTCAGCTGGCGAACTGCTCGAAAGAAAACATGAGCGGCTTTCGCAGGATTTCGGTGAGCACACGCGCCTTGCCGATCAGGAGTTCACAACGATCTATGGGAATATCGAGGAACTGGAGGCCGAAGACATCCGCCTCGACGGACGAATCACAGCCGAGGAGACCCGCGCGACCGGCGAGGAGGCTGCCATCCGGCACGAACTGGCTGCCGGGGACGCCGCGACGCTCTGCGCCGCGAAAACCTACACCGATACCTCCGTTGCGGACGAGGCGCAGAAACGGACGCAGGGCGATGCCGCGACACTCCAGTCGGCCCGGAGTCACACCGATACGGAAATCGCATCGGAGCGTGCAGCCCGCGAGAGCGGAGACCGCACTACGCTCCAGTCGGCAAAAGAGTACGTCGATCGGGCGATTGCCGAGTTGATCGACGGCAGCCCCGCAGTGCTCGACACGCTCAAAGAGCTGTCGAATGCCTTAGGAGACGATCCGAATTTCGCAACTACCGTCGCCAAGCAGATCGGTACAAAGGTCGATAAGGTGGCAGGCAAGGGACTCTCCACCGAGGACTACACCTCGGCGGAAAAGGCGAAGCTGGCGGGCGTGGCCGTCGGAGCCAATAACTACCAGCACCCAGCAAGTCACCCGGCCTCGATCATCGCGCAGGACGCTACCCACCGCTTCGTGACCGACACCGAGAAATCGACGTGGAACGGCAAGGCCTCGACCGCCGTCGCCACGCAGGATGCCGCCGGGCTGATGTCGGCCGCCGACAAAAAGAAACTTGATGACATGCCCGATAATGTGAGCCGCGATTACAAATTACTCCCGTTCTCGGTCATGCTCGGAGCAGCCTGCAACCGTTTCGAAATGAAGATTACCCCCGGTTTCGTGGTTATCCGCGCCCGGATCACATTCACCGATACGAATGCTGTGATCACAACGCCTTCACATTCGATTCAGTCGGTGGCTGTCGTAGATACTTACGCAATGTATATCAGCAAATCGGGATACGAACCGGGAGTAAGGATCAGAATAAACGGCAACACCCGGACGTCCGGTTTCGTATTCGAAATTCCGGGTGGCATATTGAATCAGGAGGTCGTTATTCACTGTGCGATCCCTGTCTTTTCATACAGTCGAGCATCAGAAGAAGAACAATTAAACGCCATTCAAACATTCTTGGAATCATGAGCAAAACCATTCAGACCCGGATTCAGCATCCGGTATATACCGCTGCCGCGCTCGCGGCCAAGAACCCCGTTCTTCTCAAAGGCGAGGTCGTTTACGAATCCGACACCCGCAAACATAAAATCGGCGACGGCACGACAGCCTGGAACGCCCTCCCGTATGCCGGGGGGGGATTTTGAGGGGTCGATCTCAGCCTCGAAAGTTACACAGGACTCCACGCATAGCTTCGTTACGGATGCGGAAAAAACAGCCTGGAATCAAGTGTGCAGCCAATCGTCGGGATCGCCCCTGCACGACCTGTTAGTTGCGGCCGGGGCCGTATGGGATGACTCAACGAAAAGTTGGACGGTCGGCACCTACACGGGCCTCGACAACGAGACGATGGCTGCCGTATATGCCCAGACGAACAACGCGCTCTGTTCTGACAGGTGGAATGCATCGTTACAGAAAAGAATGGTGCCCGTAAACCTGCCACCTAAGATAATGGCAAATTTAATGGAGGATACTATTACAATAACAAGTGCGACCGAGGCTTTTAGGGAGAGTGACTTCGAGGAAATCAACCTTGTGCCTCCCGGATCTCAAGAAATTGTAAGAATCAGTGGCGAAACGATCGGGCTGTTCCACCATTGTCGTAAACTGCGCAAGATCAATGGTAAAATACTACCCAATTTAACTACGCTGGCTTCGCTCCAGGCGTGGTTCATTCAATGTTATGAACTTAGAGAGGTGGATATTGTAAACCTGGATAGAAGTGTGAATTTTTCGGCTTGTTCCAAAATTACTCGAGACACGATGTATAATATCATTAATCAGGCTGCGACGGGTTATGGAATTACGATTACCGTTCATGCCGATGTATATGCCAAGCTGACCGATTCGGCAAATACAGCATGGTACGCCATAAATACGTTGGCCATATCGAAAAAAATATCATTCGCATCCGCTTAGAACTTACGACAATGAAAGAACTGAAAACAGCCCTTACCGAACAAATCGCCGAAACGGGAGCATACCTTACCCAAACGGCGAACGTGCCGGACGAAGACCGGCTCTATGTAAAACGGCGCATCAAAATTCCCGATGAACAGCCCGGCCTGTGGCGCGACGCTTCGGCCCGGGAGAAAGCCGAGCACGACGGCCGCATGAGAAGAATCCTCCGACCGATGAAATAACCGAAACCAAATAAGGAGGGGCAAAAAGAAAGCCCCCGGCTGTTAGTAGTATCTGACCACGTACTAACAATCGAATGCGCCACAACGCACCCCCACCGAGGGCTAAAAAAGCCTCGGGGATGTGTTGTGGCGTTTTTTCAATACGTGGTCAGATGATGCAAAGATATGCAAAACATTTCGAACACCATTTGCAAACCCTTAAAAACATT